CCTCGCCTTTCTTTGGCAGCTAACAGTATTTGTTGAAATTCGCTATTAATTGAATTCATTGACATATTTCATGCTGTCTTATAGTTCAATACTACTTGATTTTGTCTAATGTGTCCTCATAAATCTTCTCAGCATTTGATGTGATTGGTGAGGGCATTCCAGGAATCTCAAAGTTGAAATCAAACGGACTCTTGCCTTTGAAGATCTTTTCACGTCCAGCATCGGCTCGATTACGTGACTCTTGGATTGAATTTGTTAGTCCAGCATTTAGTTCAGCATCACGCTGAGGATTGTTCGGACTATAGTCAACATTCTTGTAAGTATTGTACTCCCTACGATTAGCCCGTTGTGCTAAACGGTTGGAGTCAATGTACATATCCATGAACTTTTGCGATGCTGCAGGACTGTCGTCCACATCATAGAATCCACCCATCGTTGCACTAGATACAGGTGTGTCATAAAGCTTACTTTCACCATCTCCACCTGTGTAATTAAATGTGCGAGTACTGCCTCCATAAAAACGTCTTGAGTTATCTGTGTTGTCAACACTATTGTCTATAGTTTGGGTAATGGAGTTATCCTGATTTGCTTGGTTATTATTACCGTTGATGGTTTGAGGATTTGCTTGTGAAATTGGAGAATTAATAGATCCATCACCTGTAGAAGTGCCAGCACTAAATGGTACGGGAGTTTGTGAAGCAGCTGGATCACTGTCAGTACTTTCTGGCTTGTTAAAATTAACACCTTGCTTTTCTAAGTAAGACGTTGCTTGTCTATTAAACTTGGCACCGTCATTAACTAGCCCTTGATATTTCGCAACCATACTATTATCACCTTCATCAATAGATACTCCTTTAGGACGTTCACGGAATTCTGAAATTACTTCTTTAGCTGAGTATCTGCCATCTTTAGTCGGGTCTTGTTGACCTTCAGCTGAAATACGATTGTATTCTGATGTGCCAAGACGTTCTTCTAAAGCGTTTCTAAATCCATTACTTCCTGCTTTACGAGCCATCTCACTATTTATAAATTAAAGCTGTCACTATTGTAGTCCATTTGTAGACTACCTCTTCTTAGTAGTCCACCCATTGTTAGTACCATTGAATCTACAGCGTCATCATGAGGTGAATGTCCAAAGTTAAGTAGCTCTTCTTCTAGTACATCCCACTTACGCCATTTATTCCATATAACTTTCTTGTGTTCATATAACCCAAGTACACCTCGAAGCCTTGCAAGTTTATCTCCCTTGAAGCCTTTAACTGGAGAAACAGTAAGGTTATACAGTGCACGTTGATCCAGGATTATTCTTTTAAAATCACCTTCAAATGAGTTTTGATAAGCAACGGCTTCAGGCCATATTATGCACGGCGACATTGTTGGAAAAAATTGACCTTCGTCATTCTCAAGGACTATATTCCAATCAGCAAGCATTTGGCAGAGCAGATCCATCTTATCGAGATTGCCCATCGTGCGAGCACGCCGTTGATCAATCATGTAGATTTTGCCTTCTTTAATCCCGCCTAGGGTCATGACTGTCCAGTCATTTTTCTCTTTTAATCCTGCACTTAGGTCTATACCTACACCAAGACAATCGTAATCATCTGGAACTTCTCCTTTGATAATAAGTTCTGGTGAGATACCAACATCAGTTGACTTAACTGCTGTATTCAAGTACTGATATGCAAAGGCAACACGATCTTCTAACTTACGATCATTAAGGTATTTCATTGACCAAAACTCTGGCCAATAGGAACGCTGCTTTCCGTCTGCGTCAGTTATGACTGCTCGCTGAACAATCTGGTTCCAATTGTTTTTTGGAACGAATAGTGTGGCGTGAATGTCGTCAAAGTGAAAGCGGGTTCCCAGACAGACAGCCCGTGCACCTTGAAACATCGTTGGTGCGATAACGTTAGACCACGTCTGCTCCATCTCACGGCGAATATCTGGGTTGTTGATCGAAGCGGCAGATTTGATAGGGTCATCAATAAGCACCAGCTGCGATCGTTTAGAGGTGATTGCACCTTTGAGACCACCACACGCAATTGTGAAAGCTTCCTCGCCTGCTGTGTCAATGCCTGCAAAGTCATAATCAATACTCCAGTATTCGTCCGAACGTTTAATTTTTGACAGCCTTACCATTGGAAAGACTTCACGGTATTTTTTACTTGTTAATATACCTTTGATGGTTGCACTCTTGGCTCTACTGATATCAACCATGTATGCAATATATAGTATACGCATCATTTTCTTGGCTGCGGTGTGTCTACCGATCATCCAAGCTGCAAATAGACCTAAGACTGTTGATTTGGCAGAACCACGTGGAGCGAGAATTGCGGTATTAGGTCCACCAATGCCTAATAAACATTCTGTGTCTACACCAGTGCAAAGCTCAGTATGCCATTCCAGCATGTGATTTGCAGGAGCTTTCCCCATGAAGGTGCAGAAGTCCTTAAAGTCATCACGTGCCCTAAGTACATCAGGTGTAGGAGCCTTAGTCGTTACTTTAGTTGCCGTCATCAATGCTGATCGACGATAAGCTAATGCAGCGCTAGGTATTGCCATATAGTTAAATTATCTTTTCTATAGTCTATCGGCGCTCTGCTGCTCTTTGAGATTGCCGTCCTCTTGCTTTAGCAATTGCTTTACTACGTGCTGCTTGTTGGCGAGAGATGTCATAGACAACTCTCATCTCATTCATCAATTTCTCTGCTTCAAGCTGTCTATAGTTTGTAAACCCCAGACCCTGTAAGTCACCTGATGGCATATTAGGTAGTCGTTTATCAAGTGTATTTCCTAGTTGAAGAGTCCCTGCCGATGCATCTTTTATTGTCGGAAATTCTGGTAGATCAAGCATTACTTAACTCGCTGTACACTTTTGCCCAAACGGCATTCATTGCATTTTCAATCGGCTCTGCAAACTGTGGGTCATCTTTAAATATGGTCGTCATCTCACGCATTACACGATCAGCACCAGCAAGTACCAGTCCACGTTTATCAGTTGTACGGTTCATCTTATCTGATGTTTCAATGTGACTGCGAAGTTCTTTCTCTAAAGCTGCAAGTCGTTGGCATCCATTGTCAGCTTTAACCTCACCAGAATTGATTGCCATTCTCAGGTCTTGAATGTCTGAATGAAGTGCAGCAATTTCACTATTGAGTATTTCTCTACGGTTTAATTTCTTATACTTCATCTTGACCCAACGACTCATATCATTGAATGTTCCTGGGTATTGAAGTATTCCTGCATATACCCAAATTTCAATAATGCTTGGTGTAACTTCTGCAAACTCTTTGAAGTCCTCACTTTCAGCAGCAGGTAGAGTGTCTAGCCATTGATCAACATACGTAAGATATACCTTTGCGGTTGCTGAAGTCTTGGTTGTCATCAGAATGCCCTCGCCAAGGAACGACTACGGGCTGATTGACGCCTTGCTTTTGCGGCATCCAGATTATCTTGATAACCCATAGTCTGTCTCTGCTGGCTACCTGCTTCAGAGGTATTTCTAATAGTTGCATCTGCCCCATACATGCTTGCTGCCTTTGTTGCATCAGCACCATACTTAGATGCACCTGCTGCACTTTCTGCAACATTCTCTGATGCAGCTGCTTGTCTACCAGTATTTGTTATGGAAGCAGCAGTTCTTTTATCTTCCGATTTTGCCTGTCTTTTTGTATTTGTAACAGAAGCCTCGGTCTGTAGTTTACTTGCATCAAATGATTTTTTTGATCCAAACCTAGATGCATCAGCAGCCTGTTTAGAACCAAACCTAGATGCTTCTGTTGTTAACCCAGTATTTGTGATAGAAGCAGCAGTTCTTGTATCTTCTGATTCAGCCTGCCTTATTACATTTGCTTTAGAAGCTTCAGTTTGTAGTCCTGTTGCCTCTAATGACTTATCAGCACCATACTCAGATGCAGCTCTAGATTGAGTAGAACCAAAGATAGATGCATCTTTAGAAGCTTGTGATCCAAAGACAGATGCACCTGCTGCAGTTTCTGCAACAGTTTCTGATGCACCTGCCGTTCTATCAGTATTTGCCTTAGATGCTTCAGCTTGAGTGTCTGTATTTGTGATAGAAGCATCAGTCTGTAGCTTTGTTGCATCTAATGACCTATCAGCACCATATATTGAAGCATCTTTGGCTGCTTGAGATCCAAAAATAGAGGCTTCTTTAGATGCATCTGATCCATACATTGAAGCCTGTGCAGTCTTGTCTGACCCATACATTGATGCTTCTGCACCCTTCGACGCAGCAAATTTTTGAGCTTCTGCACCTATCCCTGCAGCTTCAACTGTTGCTCCAGCTCTTGCTTGTGCTGCTCCAAGAGTAGCTCCAGCTTGAGCCTGAGCTGCAGCCTTGTTAGCGTCAGCGACAATCTGCTGACCCATGACATTGTATTCACCTTGAGTTGCAGCTAATCGTTGTGCATTCTCACCTTGAACTTGAGCTGTTAAACGATCTTGTGATCCTTGTGCTTCTGTCTGAAGTCGATTTTGTGCTCCTGTTGCAGCTAAGGTACCTAAGTCTCGGTTGTATTGATTATTTGCAAATTGATTTTGCAAAGCAGCTTGAGCCCCCATGGATTGCATTCCATAGTTAAACTCATTCTCCATATTTACAGCTGTATTTCTCTGCTCTAAATTAGCAGCTTGAAACATATTTTCTTGTGCATACACTTGGTTCTGAGCACTAAGCGACTGTGCTAATTGTGAGTCAAATGCAGATTGTGCAATACCATATGAGAAAGAATCTCTAGATGCCTTTTGAGCCTCGCTTTGCTCTCCTTGCGGATTATAGATATTCTTCATTATGCCATTAAGATCGTATATACCCTGGTAAATCGATCCGGTATTATTTTTCTTAGAGGATTGATTGGGGTTGCCGTAATTCGATACTGGGTTATAGCTGTCCATTATCCTTTCAAGTTGAATATACATATATTCTATCTATATAGATACCATAGAATATATACATGCGTATTTGAGACTGATAATGAGGTTTGCTTCTCTTGGCGGTAGTAACGCTGGAAACTACGTAGCTGCAGGAAGAGCTGCATCAAATAGTTTTTCTAAAGTATTTGCTTCTCAATTGAAGGCTAGGCCAGACTATACAGGTCTAAATATTAAAGCAATGAATACCGCTTCTG